TAGCTTGCCGGCGGAATCAGGCTCATGGTCGGGGCCGGAACGATTAGCTGCCACGTGTTCGCGTAAACCACGATCAATTGATTGTCGGTCGTCGCCTTCAGGACCACGGTTGCAGCGGGCGCGGTGGATCGCATTTCCATTTCAAATTCGATGCCGGCTAGATCGATCGCTTGCGGCGGTGTTTGTTGGTCCCAATATTCAAGGCCATCCAACCAATCGGCATTAGTCCATGCAGTCATCGCCATAACGACGGACGGCATATAGAGAATGTTGGTGGCCATGGTGATTACGGATTTGGTACGAGGAACGATGGCGGCGCTGGCCAGGGCGGAATTCCGCCCGGCACGATGTAGGCTTGAAGCTGACTGAAATTCAGCGTCTTCACGTTGGCAATTTGTGTGTCTCGGTAGGAATTCACCGCTGCAACCCAATTCATCGTCGCCAGCGCGTTATCATGCGCGGTGCCGCTGGTGGTAGTCGATAGAGTGTAGAGCGCGTTTCGTTGAATATCTGCTGGTGCATATTTGTTGATAATACCAGCCGCAGACCCCGTCAAACTATTGGCTGTAAGCGTGCGCAGACCCGGCACTACCAAGCCGCCCCTTCCGGTCGCATCGCGGCCGATGGTTTGATCGTCCAAAGGCATCTGTTCGGATGACCATGTTAAATCCGCCAATTGCTGAATCTTGATATAGTATTTTGGATCAGGGCGAGTTGGGGTAATGATGGCGGCCATGTGCGTTTCCTTATGATTGTGCAACCCCTGGAAAGTCAGTTTGCACTTGCGTCACGTTGAAATTGAACGGCTGAAAATGATTGTTGTTACCGCTGAAGTCTTTCCCCAAACCAGTTTGCGTAGCGTCCGCTGCGCTCTGCCAGTTCAGATAAAATCCATTCGGCCCAAAGTTGAATTTACTAACAACATCTGGGCCACCGATGGGAACAATGATGCCATTCACGTTCTTGGCAAATTTTGTCCAATCCCAACATAGCCCGTCTATTGAAATGACTTCCGCCAAACGCGCACGCAAACCAAGTGAATGCCCCAACGAATCCGCATCTGTACCGATGCATTGCGGACGAACAGCGTTCCACGTGCTGTTACCAACCACCGGCCCCTGCGTAATCAACACACCGTCAACATAAACCGTAGAATGCGCTCCGTCAGCATTCCACAAGAAGTGATGCCATTTTGTATCTGATAGTTGTCCAAGCACATAATTGTTCATGTGCGTCGAAGAGGAATAACCCATGTTGACGCTATCGGGAGAGGCCACACCCGCGATGGGTCCATAAGCGTTGGCCCAATAAATGTTGACGACGTTGCCGCCCACATCTGAGCCTTCCACATAAATGCCGGTGAAATCGCCCGCACCACCGCCCCAATATGCTGCTGCATCGGCGGCGCTGACGATGCAATCAGTTAGATAGGAAGCATTGCCATAAAAGAAATATGGCCGGTTTTGCGCCACCGGCCATTTGATGAAGCAACTAAAACTAAACACCGACCGATTGGAGTTCATTGCCGGCGTTCGTTGAAAAAATGGCATCGTGCTCATTGCATAGCCAGTCCCCGTGTCAGGCGACATGAATTGCAGCGACCGTCCGACATAGGCTTGCGGTGCCGTGGGCTCGCCCGGTGGTCCCACGTTGAACACATCAAGCAATTGCCATTGCGTCCCGTCAAACACCAAAAGCCAGATTTGATTAGGAACGCCATCGCCGGCCTGAATTGGTGATCCGTCAGGATGCGCCACCGGATGCACCGGGAAATTGTTTGGAGCAAAATCAGTTGGGCCATAGATTGTTTGATTCAATTTTACTTCAACGGTTCGCCCTTCGTTGATATTTGGGAGCACTGGAGCATATAAGCCGATCACATGATTTTTGAACGTCGCATTCACCTGATCAGAATCGGGTGCGCCCGTGTCGTGGACATATGGGATATCGACCTGATGAAGCGTTGTAGTGCCACCAACACCACCATCCGCGCCCATGTTCTGGAGCTGGAAGAACGTGCCATCACAACAAAGCGTGGCGATCTGGCCGGCTACCATATCGTTGGCGACAAGTTCGCCACCGTCGCGACGATGAATTGAAGTCGGATTGAGATTGCCGATTGTTATCGTCGTTGGTCCGGTGACCGTGTGACCAACTAGAACATGCAAAGTCAAACCCTGCGCATAGTTGGTAATCGGCGGTAATAGATTGGCAATTTCCACGGTGTTGAGCGGGCCGCTATCTAAGCAATAAATCAGTTTGCCGTCCCGCACGGCGCGGGTCATCTGATTCAGATCTTCATCGGTCGGAACCTGTTTCGAATTGCCGATCAGGTTCACAATCTCGCGCTGCGGAAATTCAAATGCCGAAGCCGGCGGCACGCTGCCTTTTCTGCCGATCGAAGGATCGCCATTAATGTAGGAATCATCCGATCCAATAGTTCCGGGCGGGCCGTAAGGCGGTTGGTATTTCACGCTGATTCTCCCATTAACCAAAGCGAAGCATGTGTTCTGCCGTGCCGACTTTGGTCGGCGGCACTGGCGGCAAAAATGCGGGCGGCACCGGCCACGGTGGCGTACCGGCTGGCATATGGTAGGCGACTAGCTGGTTGAAATTCAGTGTGTGAACGTAAGTAATTTGCTGATCGCGATAGGTGTTGACTGCCGCCACCCAATCCATTGCAGCCTTGGCGTTGTCATGTGCCGTGCCGGTTGTTGATGTTGAGAGTGTGTAGAGAAAATTTCGTTGAATATCGGGCGGTGCATACATGTTGATCAAACCCGCCGCATTCAACGCAATGTTTCTTGACAAATTTGTTCGCACACCCGGGATTTTGATGCCAAGTGGCGCGTTGGATGGCGCACTTGGCGGATGTGTACCAGCGTAGCCGCCCTGTGCGGGATAGATCAGCGTATCATCCACGGGAATCGGGTCTGCCGCCCAACTCCCATCATCGTATTGGACGATGTTGGCGTAGTAATTTGGATCAGGTCTGTCGCGAAAGATGGGCATGATCAATGTCCCGGCCCGTTGACGGAAGTCCAACCGGGCGGCAAGCCATTCGGCCAAGCGCCGCCATTGGTGTAGGGTCCAAATGTTTCGGTGTTATCCTGTGCCCCCGGATAATCATCGTGGATGCGCGAAGCCGTCATGTTGATCGGAGTGTAATTGTTTCCGTTGCCAGAATAATCCTTGCCGAGCGTTGTCGAAGTCATGGCACTGCCATCTGAAAAATTCAGATAATATCCGTTGGTGCCAAACGTCAAACTCATCGGATTTTTTGGAACAATCACGCCGCCAACATTCTGCGCAAACGCCGTCCAAGGTAAAACCGCCCCGTCGATGTGAACAATTTCAGCCATCCGACAGCGCGTGCCAAGCCAAGTCGGCGCACCGTCTGAGCCGATGCCACCGATTGCCGGACTGCCGCAGCCGGTTTCACAGCCGATTGCATGACCACGAACATCGTTCCACGGTCCTACAAGGTTCGCAGGCACGGGACCGTAAGTCACTTCAACCCCATCAAGCCAGATGCGCGACTCGCCAATGGTTGAGTCACACGTCCACAACAGATGGTGCCAACGCGTATCCTTCAATATGCCGACAGTGTAAGTGCCCATGTGCTCAGATGGATTGTACCCCATGCTGACTGTGTCAGGGTCGCCGTAACCGCCGCGCGGACCATAGGTGCTGGCAATGTACGTGTTCATCGCCGTATCAATATCACCGCCTTCCCATCCAAGGCATGTCACATCACCGGCACATCCGCCCCACGATGCACCAGCATCCCCGGCAGAGACGAACACTTCGCGGCTGTCATATTGATAGCTCGAATAAAACCACGGCTTTGGAATTTGAACAGGAAAGCGAACAAACGCACTCCAAGACCACGTCTTTCTATTACCCGCGACCGTTGGTCTGCGCGTTAAGCACGGAACCGAGCCCCACGGATAAGTCCCGTACCATCCCGCAGTCGGGTCCATGAATTGCAATGAACGTCCCTTCGGCTTCGGCGCGGCAAAGATTGTTGGACGACTACTAATTAGCTGCCATTCCACACCGTCAAAAACCAAAAGCCAGATTTGATTGACTACACCATCGCCAGGGAACATTGCCGAGCCATCAGGATGCGCGACGGGATGAACCGGAAAATTGTTCGGTTTGAAATCGACCGGGCCCGTGGTCGCATTGGCAAGCTTGATTTCAACGGTGCGCCCTTCATTAATATTCGGCAGAGCCGGCGAATAAAGACCAATCAAGTGATTGGCCGTACCTGTATCATGAACATAAGGAATGGTGATTTCGTATCGATCCACATTGCCGTTGCCGGCTTGATCGGCAATCCCAATATTTTGCAATTGAAAATTGTTGCCGTCATAAACCAGATCTGCAATCTGACCGGCCAGCACATCATTGGGCTGTAGATTAGTGCCTTGCAAACGCTTGACCGTTGCGGGAGCAAGATCACCAACTTGAATTGTTGTCGGTGAGCCGGCAAGGCAACTGTGCGCAACCAACACCCTGAGTTCCAATCCGGCTTCGTACTCAGTGATCGGTGGTGACAGTTGTGCCACAACCATATTATTTGCCGTCCCTTGATCGATGCGAAAATTTAGTGTGCCACCGCGAATCGCTCGTGTGACTTGTTCCAAGTCATCATCTATCGGCGTCTGACCGGAATTAGCGACGATATTAACTAGCTCACGCTGCGGTTCTTCCATCGAAGCCGCTGGCGGCACCGAGCCGGTAATGCCGTTGGCATGGTCTGCATTGACGTAAGGCGCATTCGGATCGGAAACGGCCCAAGGCTGATTATATTTCATGGAAGTCCTGCGTATTGGCTTTCGGGTGTTAGGTTGGAAAAATCGTAAACAATTTTTGTGTGAGCCGGGGACCACCGGTCCAGCAAACACATCAGATCTTCCGGTAAACCAATCTCAAGATGGTGGTGAATTCCCGCTTCGGCTTCACCCATGCGGAACCAATCGAGTGGTGCGTTGGCGACGTGTACGGTCCAAAAAAATCTTTGTTCTTCACCGCCTATATACCAACGATAATAGGGCTCCTTCGGGTCTTCGCCGGGTATTCCATCCCAATAATCCATCTGACGGGTGTCGCCCATCTGCGACACGCCGGCCATGAATGGCGCGTACTCTGTAATCGTGATCGTGTAGCCGAGCCATGCCGCGATATCGATAAAGAATTCCCGGCTCTGACCGCCGAGCAACGTCATCTTGAAAAGCAATTGCTGGTGCCGCTGATCTATACTTTGCGGCGCTTTCCAGCACGGGTCCGGCAGCCCCCAATTTCTCTCAAAGTCGGGAAGTAGCTCAAGCGTATAACGCGGGTCGCTTTCGCGCTCCAGTAGATCAGCGGCCCGCGAATCCACGGTGCCCCAATAGCCGGCAAGCCCTTCGATGACTTGCATCAAAATCGACCACGGATGCCGTGGCCACGCCGGCCCATATGGCAACAGATTGGCGAGTGCTACTGCGTAGTCCGCCCCGCTACGGCGCACATGTTGATCGGCCACGGCACTTACCCGCCCGCATAGATGATGGACCCGAGAATCGGCAGATGGCCGGGCGTCGGCGCTGTCGTGGTCGTGTAATCCAACTCGTGATGTTGCTCGCCAATGGCATTGGCAATCGCCACATCAACCCATGATCGATAGATCGTGCCGCCAGGGATGGCTTTTTCAAAAAACATTTCTCGGCACATCGTTTCAATCGACGCACGTGTTGCCGGCGTGTCATCCACCAATTGATTAATGGCGAATTGAATCGGGAACGGGATTGGCGCGACCACGTAAATGTCTTTGACCGCAACCGGACGCTTGACGTTGATGTAGTTTTCTACCGTGGCAACGTCTTCAGCTAGTGGAATGCCATTATTGTCCGCGCGCAGATCATCCATACAAAATCGCAGCGTGACGGTGCCCATGCCCTGTTCCAAGGGGCTTGACCACGCCCGCGTCACCCCGGGAACGGCAAGCGCCCATGCCTCGTAATCGCTGGCATCGCCGCCCATTGGAGGCTGTTGGATGCGCTGTAAAACGCGCGCGCGCAATTCGTCATCCGTCTCAACATCGGCCCCACCGATTAGCTCCAATATCAATACGTTGCGATCGACGCCGGGCGGCGGCGTATTGAAGGCTAAGACCGCGCCCGTATCCATATTGCCGGTCGCGCCCGGCGTAATCGCGCGGATCGGAACCGGGGTTGGAACGCCGGACACGACAATTTGCGACGTAGTTTCATATTCGGTGCCATCGCCGGCTTCCAATGTCGTGCCGGACGGAATGATCGAACCATTGACACCTGTCGCCGTGACTTGACCAGCGGCCAACGTCGCCTGTTTGCGGCCGACCGTCCCATCGGAATTCACCAACCAGATCTGGCCCCAACGGTCCAAATAAACCGTCTCGGCGCTGTCCGGCATAATCTGTTTGGCGAGCCAATCGAGATATTGCAGCGTCAGATGACAGAGCGCGCCCATCGCGTCCGCGAGAATGCGCAGAATACTATTCGGCACATTGGCATCGGCACCGGGCAACGATGCATGAATGCTATCGCGCACGAAACCGCGCACTTGCCTCAGTGTTGGGGTTGCCCACGGCATGTTTGATTACCAACCCGCTGTGTCTACCAACTCATCCCACAAGATCTGGTACTGCAACGAAATCACCGGCTGCGGCCCGCGATAGATCGTGATGTAGGA